ACCGCTGGAGGGACTCCGTTTCCGTGCGAGAAGTCCACGATACGACCGCCGTGGAGGTCAAGGTAGAGAAACCCTTGTCCTGGGCACAAAACGCTAAAATCGGTGCCTTTCCGTGGCTCCTGCTGACGCTCATCGGAGCCGTCCTGTGGATATTCAGGAAATACCTCTTTTAGCCCGTGATGGGTCTTGTTTAGTTATATTGGTAAGAATTGTTGTTCGCCGTCCTACGTCGTGAGATGTGGGACGGTTCCTTTTATGTAGTCGATGACCTTCCGGTTCGCATCGTCCACCTTCTTCATGTCGCGCTTGATGTAGATGGCCGTGGTCTTGTGGCCTGCGGTCTTATGCCCCATTCCCAGGGTGATCGTCGGGTCGGGGATGTCGAGCTCCGCGCAGAGCGTCGCCCAGGTGTGGCGGGCCCAGTTCGATGACAGCTTCGGGAACATCCCCTTTCCGAGGATCTTCCCCCGCTTGCCGGTGGGACGCCCCAGGGACTTGAGGCCGTAATCCATCCGGCGAAGGTAGTCCTTGTAGTTCGTGTACCGGTCCAGAGGCGCGACGAGGTGGGCCTTCCCCCGGTACTTTTCGATGATCTCCAGGGCCTCCGGCTCCAGCTTGACGGACAGCAGGGTGCCGACCTTGCTGCGCCGGTACTCGAGGCGACCGTCCACCACCTGGTCCGGCGTCGCTCCAAAAAGGTCCACGGCATTGATGCCACGGAGCAGGAACATCAGCCAGAACATGTCGCGGTACTCCTCCTGCCACGGCTCGACGGGCATCGTCAGGAGGGCGCGCAGCTGGTCCACGGTGAGCGCCTTCTTCAAGGTCTCCTCTGTCCGGATCTTGAACTTCCGGAAGGGGTAGTGCGTCGTGAGCTCCTCGTCCAGGGCAAAGTTGCAGATGTGCCTGAGGTTCCGCAGGTGGAGCGCCCTGCTGTTGACCTTGCCACCGATGGACGCCTCGAAGCCGTGTAGCCAGACGCGGTCGATGTCCTCTATATACAGGGGGCGGCCACCGGCGAAGGCGCGGAGCTTGGAAAGGGTGTGCAGGTATACCAGCTTCGTCCGCCCTTCCTTCGTGGAGATGCAGCGCTCGGCGATCGTCCAGAACGAGGTGCGCTTGTCCTCCTCCGGCACGTCGTCCATGTCGGGGGCGGTGAGCAGCTTCCGCAGGTATGTGTTGCTGGCGCCCGCAAGACGTCCGTCCTCCCTCAGCCGCAGCAGGCGGGCCTGTACGCGGAGACGCTGGTTGTCCAAGGCCGTGTTCATCCGCTTCGCGTCCTTCAGGCCTTCCACCTGGCCGTCCACCCAGTTCGCCCTGGGGGCGGAGATGCCGGTGGACAAATAGAGCCGCGTCCCGTGGCCAACGGACAGCTTCACGGGGAAGGTGCCGTCCTGGAGCGCACGGCGGGTGTCAAGAATCAGTGTCGTATTGTTGTTCATTTGCGTCCGAATTTGCAACGAAATGTACTATAATGTTCTCAAATGTTCTCAGATGTTCCCACCATCACCGACACCTTTTGGCGCGGGCGGAAACAAAAAGTAGTGAAAGGGAAATCCGTAAAACACTGATTTCTAATTCACTACACTGTCGTGGGCGATGGCGGATTCGAACCGTCGACCCCCTGCTTGTAAGGCATCACCCACGTTTGTATATTGTTTGTTTTCAAGCATTTATAAAGTGCATTTTCATTTGCAACGTATTTGCGTTCATTTGGAGAAGTATTTCAGGGACTTGTGCGGTATCTTTTCGGCGATGCCGGTCAGATAGTTCCAGTATGCCTCCATCGGCGAGCCCTTCATCCCGTTTCCGTATTTCATCGGCCCCTGGTGCATCCCTTCGCCCTTGTTGGTGTAATAGTCCCGGCCGATGATCTTGACGTCCACACCTTCCGAGGACGCCTTGAAGAACATCACGAACTGGCAGCTCAGCCAGCCCTGGTAGAAGAACCGCTCGGTCACGATGTAGCCGAGGTCCTTGTCATAGACGTCCGGCACCAGGTTCAGGGGGAACATGATCTCCCGGACGACGAAGCGCATGGCGTCCTCTTCCTCCGTGAAATTGGACGCGACCACGACGCCGATGTCGCCCTTCTCAGGCTCCTGGGCGAACAAAGTTGCGGAAAACGCCAATAAAATGGCGAATAATGCAATTTTTCTCATATTTCTACATCATTTTCATACACATGATAACCCTGTACATCCCGAGGATGTCGGCCTTCTCGATTTCGTAGGGTGCGAACTTCGGGTCCAGGTTCGCGGACTGGCAGCGGATGTGCTCGTCATCAGATCCGGGCATCAGGTACTTGACCACTGGCCCGTCCACCGTGTCCAGGATATAGGCGCGGCCGTAGTCGATGACCTTGCCGGTCACCCTGCGGACGTAGCAGACGGCACCATTCGGGATGTCCGGTGACATGCTCTCGCCGTAGATGTGGATGGCCATGTCGATATCCTTCACTGGCGAGATCACCCGTTCGCATTTCGCCTCCTCGACTCCCTCCGACCACTCGGTGAGATGGCCTGCCTGGGCGAAGATCGGGAGCATCGGGACCGTATTCGGCTCGATGAACTCTTCGACGGGGCGGAGGCCGACCTTCTGTGTCATTTCACCCTCCCCCGTCATAATCCACTGCGGATTCAGTTCGGGAAACTGGGCGCACAGGCGGCTAACTATTGTTTCACTCGGCTCTCTTTTTCCGCTCATCAGCTGGGACACGTAGCCCTTGGACAGCCCGAGGAGCCGGACCAATTCGGCCTGGTTCCGCAGTTTGCGGGTTTCGATGAGATATTCGGCGCATTTTATAAAGCGCTCACTTACAGACACATACATAACACAACACCAGTTTCCCTAAATTTTGTGGCACAAAAGTTTGCAAATTAGGAAACTTTGGTTTACCTTTGTGGCACAATCGGGATATATCCGACTACAAAGATACAATTTTTAGGCCAAATTAAAAACGACAGTGTTATGAAACAGAAAAAGTACAACCGGAACGGGCAAGATCTCTTTGAGGTCACCTTCATCTCCAGTGAAAATGAATACTTCCAAGATGAGAAGCCCACGACACACACGGCGCAGATCATCTTCGACGGCTACTGGTACTGGTGCTTCAGCATCGACGGGAAGCTCGCAAACTCGCTCAGTTACCGTTCCCCGAAGGCGGCCGCTAAGAATGCCTGGATAATTTACAGATAACATCGAAAATATATTTATGACAAAACGATACAGCACCATGGAAAGACACAAAAAAATGATGCACATCTTCGGCGGCCTCGCCATCGTGTTCGTGTTCGCCGCCTGCGTCGAAGGCAAGGACGGCGGCATCACCGCCTGGAACTTCATCAGCCTCCTCTTTGCGTTCGCCTTCGGCTACATCGCCAAGTGGCTGGACGAGCACACCGAGTTCACCAAACACGACGAGAAATGAGCATCGTGAAGACCCGGAACCTCTGCCTCCGCTGCTGGTTCTACGTCCAGGGCAAATGCGTGAAAGGCCCCGATGACTATTGTAAAATCACCAAATCAAAGTAAAAATGGAAATCATCAGACACAACACCGGAAAGGACGCTGGCCGCATCAGTGTTCTCCACACCATCGCCACCATGGACGTCGGCGAGACCTGGCCCATCGACAGTGAGGCTGTCGTCCTCGATTACGCCCGGAACGCCTGCAGCCGCTATGGCCATATCTCCGGCAAGATCTTCACCGTGAGCTCCCCGAGAGCGAATGCCGGCCTCATCGAAATCACCCGGACGAAATGACTGCGGAGAAACCAGACGTCCTGAGGTTCGGGCTCTACACCTGCAAGCAGGCCGCCAGCCTCCTCGGTGTGGAGTACCACACCATCACCCGGTGGAGGAAGCGCGGGAAGCTCGTCCCGCACACGGCCGACGGCCGCTTCCTCGGTCAGGACATCCTTGATGTGTGGAAGGGCAAGCTATAAGGCCGGTATGGTACCACCGATTGAAAATAAAGTACGGTTCCTTCAGTGGGGCGGATCGTTTCCGCCGCCGGCCTCCACCAGCAGAAGCTGGGCTAACAACACAACACTGTCAGCCAGGAACGGCTGTGAAGTCCTCCCTGGTTTTTACAAGACATTTCAAACTCCATGTTTCACTATAAAAATCTGTTCAAATGATTGACATTAACGTAAATCTGAACATCAACCTGGACATGTCCCAGCGGATGATGGACTTCCTCCGCCTGTTCGCCCCGGACATGCCGCGGGACGTGTACGACGGCACCCGTGCCGCCCGCCCTGCGAAACCCGCTGAAAAGCCCGTAGAGGAGCCCAAGCCCGAAACGGTGCAATCCCCCGCCCCTGCCGAGAAAGCGGCTCCTGCGCCCCAGCAGGCCCCCGCAGCGCCCGCGCAGAAGGAAATCTCTGATGCCGACCTCCGGCTGGCCGTCAAGGCCGCGAAGGACAAGGTCGGAACCGACGGAGTCAAGGCTCTCTTCCACGAGTTCGAGATTCCCAACAGCTCGGCGTGCCCCCAGGAGAGACGGAGCGAACTGATGGACCGGTTGAACAAATTAGCAGCATAACACCATGCCCACCAGTCACGCTATCCTCTCTCCTTCGGGCTCTGCCCGCTGGATGGTCTGCACCCCGTCCGCACGGTCCGAGTCCCAGGTGCCCGAGAAGGACACGATCTTCACCCGCGAGGGCACCATCGCCCACGCCATGGCGGAGGCGCTCCTTCTCGGCGCCCTCCGGGCCCAGAAGGACCTGCGCGAGTACGACGACGAGAAACGGCTCGAATGGCCGGAGCAGGTGGAGCACCTGAACGAGATGGGCGGCGACGCCCTGACCCGCTGCTTCAACCGCTGCGAAGGCGAGGGCCTCGACCCGCAGGAGATGCTCCGGATCGTCTCCGAGCACTACTGCCGCCCCGTCTGGGAGGACTACCTCGACGCGCTCTACCGCGACCCGGAGGCCGTCCTCCTGGTGGAGGTCCCGCTCAAGCTCTCCGAGTACATCCCCGAGGGCTTCGGCACCTCCGACGCCGTCATCATCTACGGCCGGACGCTCAGCGTCTACGACCTCAAGTACGGCAAGGGCGTCCCGGTGTCCGCCGTGGGCAACACCCAGATGCGCTGCTACGCCCTGGGCTCCCTGCTCGGGCCCGGCGAGCTCTACGACATCACCGAGGTCAACATGGTCATCATCCAGCCCCGCCTGCAGAGATGGTCCACCGACAGCATCACCTCCGAGGCCCTGCTGGACTGGGCCGAGAACGACCTCAAGCCCGCCGCCGTCGCGGCCTACCAGGGCCTTGGCGAGTTCGTCCCGGGCGAGCACTGCCGCTTCTGCAAGGTGGCCCCCCGCTGCAAGGCCCTCGCCCTGAAGGCCTCCACCGTGAAGGTCGACCGGACCCACGACCTGATGACCAACGAGGAGATGGCCGACGCCCTCCGGCAGGCCGCCACCGTCAAGGCCTGGATCGCCAACCTCGAGGCCTACGCCCTGGAGCAGGCGCTCGCCGGCACCCCGGTCCCCGGCTTCAAGGTCGTGGAAGGTCGCTCCCTCCGTCAGATCCCCGACCAGAAGGCCGCCATCGGCGCCCTGGCGAAGGCCGGGCTGTCCGAGGACTCCTACCTCCGCCCGCGTGAGCTCAAGACCATCTCCGACCTGGAGAAGCTGCTCACGAAGAAGGGCTTCAACGCCATCCTCGGCGAGTACGTGGTCAAGCCCCAGGGCAAGCCCACCCTCGTGGAGGACTCCGACCCCCGGCCTGCGATGAGCAGCGCCAAGGACGATTTTTCCGAATACACCAAATAACCCACTTTAACGTCAAAACGTCATGAACGACAACACCAACACCCGCGTCAAGATCGGCGAAGTGCGCCTGTCTTACTGCCACCTCTTCACCCCCGAGGCCATCTCCGATGGCGGCGAAAAGAAGTACAGCGTGGCCCTCCTCATCCCCAAGTCCAACACCGCCCTGGTGAACGCCATCAAGGAGGCCGTCAAGGCCGCCTTCATGTCCGGCGTCGCCTCCAAGTTCGGCGGCAAGCAGCCCGCCCCCGGCACCTGGAAGAACCCGCTGCGCGACGGAGACGCCGAGCGCCCGGACGACGAGACCTACGCTGGCTGCTACTTCATCAACGCGACCAGCAAGACCAAGCCCGGCATTGTCAAGATCGTCAAGATGAACGGCGAGAAGAAGCTTGTGGAGGTCACCAACGAGGAAGAGGTCTACAGCGGCTGCTACGGCGTCGCCTCGGTCAACTTCTTCGCCTTCAACAACGCCGGGAACAAGGGCGTGGCCGCCGGCCTCAACAACGTCCTGAAGACCAAGGACGGCGAGTATCTCGGTGGCCGCACCAGCGCCCAGTCCGAGTTCGGCGACGACCTGGACCAGTACGGCGACGACGCCGAGGATGACGACGTCTTTTAGCCGCTGAGAAACTCCCGCGACGCCGGCAGCGGGACCTATGTCAAACTTATCTACGGCGACATGGAGCGCCGGGCGGGTGCAAGTCCCGTATGTCAGGATAGAATAGGTTTATGTTTCTCAAATACTGACCGCCGGCCGCCCGGGTGGGGCCTGACCGCCCTCCCGGGTACAAAACAAAACTAATGACTTATGAAACGTCTCTACATAGACCTTGAAACGTACTCCTCGCAACCGATCGCAAAGACCGGCTTGTACAAGTACGTCCTCGACCCGACGTTCCGCATCCTGCTTGTGGCTTACGCCAAGGATGACGACCCGGTTGGTATCTTTGACCTGGAAAACTCTGCCTCCGGAATACCCGAGTGGATTCTGGACGCCCTCGTCGATGACAAGGTCATCAAGGTGGCCCACAACGCGACCTTCGAGCGGGTCTGCTTGTCCGTCTATCTATGGAAAACGGGACGGCTCGAAAAAGGCCGCTTCCTCCCTGCCGAAAGCTGGCACTGCACGATGGTCCAGGCGGCCCGCTGCGGGCTTCCGCTGAGCCTCGCGGAGGCCGGCGCCGCCCTTGGGCTGGAGCGTCAGAAGATGACCGAGGGCAAGGCCCTCATCAAGCTCTTCTGCACCCCCAAGGCCAAGAAGGCCGACGGCATCTTCGAGGACTGCGACCGCAACCTCCCGGAGGACTTCCCCGAGGAGTGGAAGACGTTCAAGGCTTACTGCATCAGGGACGTGGACGTGGAGCGGGAGATCGACCGCGACACCAACTGGCTCACCGTTCCCGACTGGGAGCGGAAGCTCTACGCCGTGGACCAGAAGATAAACGACCGCGGCGTGCTGGTGGACACCGACCTCGCCCGGGAGGCCTGCCGTATCGACGCCATCGTCACGGCCCGGCTCACCGAGGAGGCCATGCGCTTGACGGGTCTCAACAACCCCAATAGCGTCAGCCAGCTCAAGGACTGGCTCACCGCCCAGCTCGGCTTCGACGTGGACACCCTCTCGAAGAAGGACCTCCCGGAGATCCGGAAGTCCACGCCCGACCCCCGCATCCACCGCGTCCTGCAGATCCGCTCGATGCTCGGCAAGTCCTCCAACGCGAAGTACGAGGCCATGCTCGGCTGCGCCTGCGAGGACGGCCGCGTGAGAGGCCTGCTGCAGTTCTACGGAGCCCGCACGGGCCGGTGGGCCGGACGGCTCGTCCAGCTGCAGAACCTCCCGCAGAACCACCTCCAGGACCTCGACTTCGCACGTCAGGCGCTTAAGGAAGGCGACATCGAGATGCTTGACCTCGGTTTCAAGAGCATCCCCGACACCCTCAGCCAGCTCATCCGCACGGCCTTCATCCCGCAGAAGGGCTTCACCTTCGCCGTGTGCGACTTCTCGGCCATCGAGGCCCGGGTGCTGGCCTGGCTCGCCGGTGAGGAGTGGGTGCTGGAGGTCTTCCGCAACGGCGGCGACATCTACTGCAGCACGGCCTCCAAGATGTTCCACAAGCCCGTCACGAAGGACGGGGTGAACTCCGACCTCCGGCCCAAGGGCAAGGTCGCCGTGCTGGCCCTCGGCTACGGCGGCGGGGTCTCCGCGCTGGACGCGATGGGCGGGCAGAAGCTGGGAATGACCGAGCAGGAGGAGAAGGACACTGTCACCATGTGGCGGAACGCGAACCCGCACATCACGGCTTTCTGGCGCTCCGTGGAGGAGGCCGCCCTCGCGGTCATACAGGGCTTCAAGAAGACCGCCCGGCTCGGCATCCGGATGCCCATATCGGCGGAGGAGTACGAGGCGCGCAGGGCCGCCGCGAACGGCCGCGAGGTCAGGAACTACTCCGTCCGGGACTCCTACCTGGAGTTCTCGATGCACGAGGGGTGGCTGGTGTGCCGGCTGCCTTCCGGACGCTGCATCACCTGGCCGGAGGCGCAGGTCACCATCAACCGCTACGGCGGTCAAGCCATCCGCTACAAGGGCATCAACCAGAAGACCAACAAGTGGGGCTGGACCGAGACCTTCGGCGGCAAGCTCGTGGAGAACATCACGCAAGCCGTCGCCCGCGACTGCCTCGCCAACGTCATCCTCCAGCTCGACGCCGTCGGCATCCGGACCGTCTTCCACGTCCACGACGAAGTGGTGTGCGAGGTTCCTTCCGAGGACTACCTCAACCGCATCAAATACTGCTTCAGCCACGGCCCCGAGTGGGCGGACGGCCTCCCGCTCGTGGGGGCCGGCTATACCGGACCATTCTACTACAAGAACTAAATAAGACACGTTATGGACAAAGTTTGTGGAAACTGCGGTTACTGCCGCAACACGCACGACGGGCCCTACTGCTACAAGGGCAGCACCCCCAAGCCCGTCTCTCCGATCCGGACGATGGACTGCTGGGCAGACCCTGCCGAAGTGCAGCAGCCGCCCGTGATGACGAAGGTCTGCTCCCACTGCGGACGCGAGCTTCCCGTCTCCAACTTCGGCCGACATTCCCGCACCAAGGACGGATACCAGCCCTGCTGCAAGGAGTGCCAGAGCGAGATGAACAAGGGGCACAAGAAGCGCCAGCCCTTCGAGAACAACGAGGCGCCAGCCAAGCCTGAGCTGCCCGAGCCCATCCCCGAAGGGATGAAGCGCTGCTGCCACTGCAAGCAGATCCTCCCGGTCTCCGAGTTCAACAAGGCCGCCGGGGCGAAGGACGGACTGCAGTCCGCCTGCCGCTCCTGCATCAGCGAGCTGAACAAGGAGTACAGCAAGACCCGCCCCAAGAGACGGAAGGACCCCTCCGAGAGGAAGACCCCCGGACCGAAAGCCGCCCACCCCGCCTACGTGGACGAGGCCACCGGCGTCACGATGCGCTGGTGCGGCCACTGCAAGCAGTACAAGCCGGAGAGCGAGTTCTACAGTGACCGCTCCAACAAGAGCGGTTTCGCCACATCCTGCAAGGCCTGCGGCGTCATCAAGGAGAAGGAGCGCCGGCGGAAGAAACGCGAGGCCCTGAAGGCGGAGGAGGAAGCGAAGCTCAATGTCGCCCTGAAGGTGGAGACGCCGATATTGGACGACCTCGTGAGACTACGAGAGAGCCTCCCCATCAACCCGACCATTCAGGATGCCACCGACGAGCAGCTCGTCGCAGAACTGCAGAGACGCGGCTACACGGGCAACATCATCAGAAAGACTTCATTCATCTTCTAAAATGCAAGAGTTCACAATATCCACCGGACAGTCGCGCAACTCCGTGTCATGGCCCAACCGGACCGTGACCTGGGAAAAGTTCGTCGGCAAGCTGGGCAAGTGTAAGCGGAGCACGGAGACCATGGCCGAGTACAAGGCGATGGACAAGGACCGCCGGGCCAAGGCGAAGGACGTCGGGGGCTTCGTGGGCGGGACCGTCAGGGACGGAGGACGCAGAAAGTCCGACGCCATCACGGCCCGCTCCCTCGTCACCCTCGACATCGACTTCGCCACCACGGCCACCATCGGCACGGTCCGCGACATGCTCTTTGGCACTGCCTGGTGTCTCTACTCCACCCACAGCAGCACGCCCGAGAAGCCCCGCTACCGGCTGGTGATCCCGCTCTCCAGGGAGGTCTCCCCGGAGGAGTACATAGCCATCGCGCGGAGGGTCGCCGACGACATCGGCATCGACACCTTCGACGACTCCACCTACGAGCCGTCCCGCCTCATGTACTGGCCGTCCGTGCCGTCCGACGCCACCTACGTCTTCGAGACCGGGGACGGTGACGCGCTGGACGCCGACAAGACCCTCGCCACCTACGTGGACTGGGCCAACCCCCTGGAGTGGCCGGTGTCCTCCCGCGTGACGAAGATCCTCCACGGGAAGCCCGGGGCCAAGCAGGAGGACCCCACCGGCAAGGCGGGCGTCATCGGCGCCTTCTGCCGCTGCTACTCCGTCACCGAGGCCCTCAATACCTTCCTCCTGGACGTGTACGCGCCCACCGACAAGCCGGACCGCTGGACCTACATCAAAGGCACCACCGCCGGCGGCCTCGTGATCTACGAGGACAAATGGGCCTACTCCCACCACGGCACGGACCCCTGCTGCGAGAAGCTCGTGAACGCCTTCGACCTCGTCAGGATCCACCGCTTCGGGTCCGAGGACGAGGGCGCCGACATCAACACCCCGGTCAACCGGCTTCCGTCCTTCCTGGCGATGGAGCGGCTGGCCAAGGCCGACAAGAAGGTCTCCGGGCTGATGGCGAAGGAGAAGGTCAAGGCCATCCAGGAGGACTTCGGCGAGGAGCTCGCCGCGGACGATCCGGACGACAACAGCTGGATGGAGGAGCTGAAGATGGACGAGAAGCGGAAGAACTTCCTCCCGTCGCCGTACAACTTCGGCCTCATCCTCCGCAACGACAAGGCCCTCAAGGGCGCCGTCGCGCTGGACCGCTTCGCAGGCCGGACCGTCCTGACGAGAGACCTGCCCTGGCGCAGGATCGGGGACGAGCCCTACTGGAACAACACCGACGACGCGGGCCTCATCGAGTACGTGAACACCCATTACGACCTCGCCGGGAAGACCGCCCTGCTGGACGCCTCCGACATCGTCTTCAGCCAGACCGGCTTCCACCCCGTGCAGGACTACCTGAACGGCCTCAAGTGGGACGGGAAGGAGCGCCTCGACACCCTGCTCATCGACTACCTCGGCGCACGGGACACCAAGCTCACCAGGGCGATGACCCGCAAGCACTTCGTCGCAGCCGTGGCCCGCGTGATGAGGCCCGGGTGCAAGTACGACTACGTCCTGACGCTCATCGGGCCGGAAGGCTGCGGCAAGTCCACCCTCGTCCGCGTGATGGCCCTCAGCAAGTGGTTCTCCGACTCCCTCAACAGCATCGAGGGGAAGGAGGCGATGGAGCAGCTGCGGGGCAAGTGGCTCATCGAGATGGGCGAGCTGACCAACTACAAGAAGTCCACCTCCGAGGCCTACAAGGCCTTCATCTCCAAGCAGGAGGACAGCTACCGCCCCGCCTATGGGCGCAAGACCGAGGTCTACCCCCGGCAGTGCGTCTTCTTCGCCACGACCAACGAGAAGGCCTTCCTCAAGGGCGACACGGGCAACCGGCGCTTCTGGGTCGTGGAGTGCGGAGTGGAGCCCGCCACCGCCGACCCCTGGGAGGACCTCCCGGACGAGGCCGACCAGATCTGGGCGGAGGCCGTGGTCCGCTGGAAGGCCGGAGAGGATCTCTTCCTCAACCACGAGATGGAGGCCGAGGCGAGACGGGACCAGGACGAGCACAACGAGCTCGCCGCGGACGAGCGCGAAGGCCTCATCGACGCCTACATCCACACGCCCGTCCCGGACACCTGGGAGTCCTACACCATGGAGCAGCGCGCCAACTGGTTCCGCACCGCCTCCCGGATGGACCCCGACGGCGAGCCCCGCATCAGGCGGAAGACCGTCTGCGCCATGGAGGTCCTCGTGGAGTGCCTGGGCGCCAAGGCGGACGGCAAGACCCGCTACAACACCAAGGAGATAAACCAGATTCTCCGCAACCTCGGCCTCACGGACACCGTCCGGACGCGCGACAACGTCTACGGTCTCCAGCGCCGCTACATCATCCCCGACGATTTCTAATACCCTATACCTATGGATAACATCGACTTCTGCATGGGCCAAGGATGCCCCCTGAAAATGACCTGCTGGCGCTACCTCTCCTGGATGAGCCGGGACGACCTCGACGGCGGACTCCCGCCGGAATGGTTCATGGCACCGGACTACGACGAGGAGGAGCAGAGCTGCGTGAACTACATGCGCAGAGACTATTACGGCCGATAACCTAAAGCGCCACATCAAATGAGACTGGACAACCACGGCGAAATAACCCCGGGCGGATGGCTGCTGATAGCCTTCTGCGCCATCATCGCCGGCGCCCTGCTCGTATGGGCGGCCATCACACTTATAGTTGAACTTTGGATGACACTTGTAACGCTATGATAGAAGAGAGATTAAAATACGCACGAACCGGACACCGCGACTGCTGCGGCGACATGATCAGGAGGCGGGACACCGTCATCACCAGGGACGGCGCCGGCCGCGTCGTCTGGGCCTGCGGGAAGTGGTGGGTCCGTTATCCCGGAAAACCGGCGGAGGCCCTGAACAAGTACCCCGCAGCGGAGCTCCGGAGAGTCACGGAAGAGGTGACCGTCGGGACCGCCGGAACGTGTGACAGAGGCTGTGACAGAGGTTGTGACAGTGATGTGACCGTCACAAACGCCCAAAAGTCTGTCACAGGGTCTGTCACAGGGTCTGTCACACACTTAAGGCGCAGTCCGTCAACGGGTTATATCAAAAGTGTGACAGTGTGACAAAGAAATCCCCTAAAATTATAAAAACATGCAATTAGGCAGATTAGGCAAGATACACGCGCAGGAAAACGCGCCTAAACGCCCATCTACGCAAATGTGTTCGCGCGTGCGCGCGAGTCACACTGTCACAGGCGAGTCCGAGAAGGTTCTGGAGGCAAGACTCCGGAAGGAATGCGAGTCGCACGGATGGATGGCTCTGAAGCTGCTGTCCCAGCTGCATCGCGGACTGCCCGACCGCCTCATCCTGGCGGAGTACGGCATCGCCTTCTTCGCGGAGATCAAGACCACCGGCAAGAAACCCACCGGACTCCAGAAGCACTGCCACGAACTCCTGCGGAAGCTGGGCTTCCAGGTCTTCGTCATCGACACCACGGACAGCCTCGAGACGGCGCTGGCCCTGATGGACCGGGCGGTCATCGCGGAGCGCATCAAGAGGGAGGAGTTCGGGGAGCTATGAGGTTCGTTCCGCATACATACCAGCAGAAAGCCATCGACTTCATCCTGGACCACCCCAAGTGCGCCCTGTTCTTGGATATGGGCTGCGGCAAGACAGTTGTCACCCTGACCGCCGTCCAGCAGCTGATGCAGGACTACCTCGAGGTCTCCAAGGTGCTGGTGATCGCGCCGAAGTCCGTGGCACGGAACACCTGGCCGTCGGAGTGCCGGAAGTGGGACCACCTCAAGGGTCTCCGGGTGTCCGTCATCATGGGCACGCCCACCCAGAGGCGGAAGGCCGTGGAGGCGGACGCCGACATCTACGTGGTGAACCGCGAAAACGTCAAGTGGCTGGTGGACTACTGCGACCTGGAGCTGGTGCGGTGGGACTTCAACTGCGTGGTCATCGACGAGTCCAGCAGTTTCAAGAACCCGCAGTCCAAGAGGTACAAGGCCATCCGCCGGATGCGATGGAAGATCTGGCGGCTCATCGAGCTGACCGGCACCCCTTCGCCCAACGGTCTGATGGACCTCTGGTCGCAGATCGAACTGCTGGACGGAGGGCAGAGGCTGGGGCGCACCCTCACGATGTACCGGACCGACTACTTCACCCCCGGCCGGCACAACGGCCACGTCGTCTACGAGTGGAGGCCCAAGCCGGGAGCCCGGGAGCGCATCGCAGAGCTTATCAGCGACATCTGCCTCTCCATGAAGGCCGAGGACTACCTGGAGATGCCGGACATCATCACGGCCGGGATGGACATCGCCCTGACCGACGCGGAGATGAAGGCGTACCGCGAGTTCGAGCGCGAGCAGCTGATGGAGGTGGACGACACCGAGATAGAGGCCGTGACGGCTGCGGCTCTCGCCAACAAGCTCCTGCAGTTCTCCGGCGGGGCGGTCTACGACACCGAGCACGACTGGCACGAGGTCGGGACGTCCAAGGTTGAGGCGCTGACGGAGCTGGTGGAGGCGGCGGGCGAGCCGGTCCTGGTGTTCTACGCCTACCAGCACGAGCTGGCCCGGCTGACCGTCGCCCTGGACGAGTACGGCCCCGTCCTGTTCAGGGGCGAGCCGGACATCCTCGAGCGGTGGAACCGTGGGGAGATCCGTGTGCTGCTGTGCCATCCGGCGTCCGTGTCCTTCGGACTCAACATGCAGCAGGGCGGGCATATCATCGTGTGGTTCACGCCCACCTGGAACCTCGAACAGTACCTGCAGGCCAACGCCCGTCTGCATCGTCAGGGGCAGCGCCGGCCGGTGATTCTCTACCACCTCGTGGCGGTGGGAACCCTCGACGAGAGGGTGATGTCAGCCCTGGCGGGCAAGACGACCTGCCAGGAGTTCGTGATGCAGCGAATCAAAGAATTAAAACAATCAAAACAATGAGAACACTTGAAATCAAGGTGACGGTCAGTCCGGAAATGATAAATAAACTGCAGACGGTTCCAGAGGCGAGGAAGATTCTCGCGCATGACCTGGAGGCCGCCATCCTTAGGGCAGTTTCCTCTCCCGGGCCGTCCCCATGGAAGGATGTCGTCGTGGAAGTGATGGACCCCACCAAAGTCCAGATCCGATGAAGCGGAGCCTTCGGTGGGACGTCGTGGAGCAGAAGCCCGGCTACGTCCGTGAACGGTCGGCCGACCCCTACCATACCGCCCGATGGACGAAACTCTCGCGGGCCTTCCGAGCGTCGCATCCGCTGTGTGCGGAGTGCCAGCGCAAGGGCATCATCAAGCCCGCCACCTGCGTGGACCACATCGAGCCGTGGCCGATTTGTGGCGACCGGTTCTATGACAGGGACAATCTTCAGGCGCTCTGCGATGAGTGCAACAATGCCAAGGGACAACGAGACAAGAAGAAGATACAAGAATGGAAAAGGAATCATAAGCTATGACTGAAGACAAAGCCATGAAGGCAGCGAACCTGCTGCATGAAATCAGGGGAACAAAGGCGGCCGTCCGTCGGCTCAAAGAGGAAAGGGCGGCAAGGGCAACAGGGCTGGACCCAAATGCTCCAGGCCCCAGGAATTACGTCCTTCGCATCATCGACGATGAATGGGGACGCATTGGGGAGAAGTGCATTGCCTTTTTCATCACGGCGATGGACGAGGCGATTGAGAATGAAGAGAAGTGCCTTGCCGAATTGACGAAGGAACTGGAAGAACTATGAAAGAGAAAGATTATTCAATAGGGAAAGACGCTTTTGAGTTCTTTTTTGGACTCATCGGAGTGTTCAATCATTACTCCTTTTTCACGAAGAAACTCTGGAAGAAGGTTGATGGTTTCGAGGACAAGGATGAGGGAGAGATCAAATGTGCATTTATGTCACTTTGGACACATCACACCTTGGGAATCACAACTTATCCCGTTGGTGCATCTTGGTGCAGTTTTAATGGAGACCAGGAATCCTTTGACCACTACATGGATGAATGGATGCCTCTTTTCAAGGCATTCAAAGAGTGGGCGGACAAACAAAGATAGAAACAATGAAAGAGTACAAGTGTGAGTATTATTCCGTGATGGCACCGGAAAGGAGTTGCTTCTTCTGCCAGCATTGTACGGACATCTTCTTCGACTATACACAAGGCCCGTATCTATTCCTGTGCAGAGAAGGCGTCAATACCGCCAATGGTTTGAAGGGCAAATGTAATCTTTTCAAGGAGGACTGAGCCATGAAGCGCAGAGACGTGATAAAGACCTTTGAGCACGTCAAGATTTCGAGGATAATCGGGAAACCGGTCAACGAGACGAACGACTGGCTCCACGGAATCTTTGACCTGCTTTATGGCATAGCAGAGGCTCTCGACGTCTTCGAGGAGGAAGACGATGGGGAGGATGGAGATGATGGGTAGGGGGCCAAAATCTCTCGCGGCGTCATCGCTCAAGACCACGCCCCCAGTTTCGCTCCCGCAAAAAGTGAATTTCTAAAGAAAAAAACCATGACTACTGAAGAGAAAAATCGAGTATTCAACAGTGGGGACTTCAAGTCCCTGTCTGACTCCCAGCGCCGGATATTCCGCCAGGTGGTGGAGGATCTGGACGAGCGCGGCATCTTCCGGCCCACGGACGTGGCGATCATCGCGTCCTACGCCCGGAATGTCATCCTGGCCCGCCTCGCCTCGAAGGAGCTGGAGAAGAACGGCATCATGCTCGAGGAGGTTGACAAGTACCACGGCAAGAAGAAGAAGCAGAACCCGGCCGTGGACATCCTCCAGAAGGCGCAGATCTCCATGGAGAAGACGGCCGCCCTGCTCGGCCTTACGCCCACCGGCCGGAAGCGCCTGAAGGGCGAGGACAGTGTCAAGTCAGCATCGGAGGTGTGGGATGAGCAAGCCGACTAACTTCGAGCGGGTCCAGGAGTGGTGCCGGAAGTCGCTCTCCGGCGAGATCCCCTGCTGCTTCATGGTCAAGAAGGCCATCGAGCGGTGGCAGGCGGACCTGAAGCGGTACGACCTCTACTTCGACGAGAAGGCCTTCAACCGTTTCGTCCGCTTCGCCAGGGAGTTCAAGCATTTCAAGGGGCCGATGGCCGGGCAGCGCTTCCAGCCCGAGGACTGGCAGCTCTTCCTGATGGCGAACGTCATCGGCCTGAAGAGGGTGGACACCGGCCTGCGCAAGTACACCTACGCGGACATCTACGTGCCCAGGAAGAACGGAAAGACCTTCCTTGCCGCCATCTTCGCCGCCTACTTCCTCCTGAAGGACGGGGAGGCCGGTCCGGAGGTCTACACGGCAGCCGTGGACCAGGCACAGGCCCGGCTCTGCTATGATGCCAGCGCGGAGCTCATCCGGACCTCCATCTTCGCCGAGGACACCAAGCCGTACCAGTGGGGCATGAAGTCTCCGAAGAACGCCGGGGTGTTCAAGCCCCTGAGCAAGGACACCAAGAACAAGGACGGCCTCAACATCTACGCGGCCATCTGCGACGAGCGGCACGCCTGGCCCACGACGGAGATCTACGACGTCATCAAGACCGGCATGGGCGCCAGGAGCCAGCCGATGCTGCTGTCTATTTCCACGGCCGGCACCGACACCAGCAACCCCTATTTCTCGGACATCGAGGTCTACAAGGACATCCTGCTCGGGCTGAAGGAGAAGGACAACCACTTTCTGATGCTCTTCTGCCCGGACGAGGGCGACGCCTGGGACGATCCCACGACGTGGGCGAAGGTCAACCCAAACCTCGGGGTGTCCCTGAGTGAGGACTACATGCGCGCGGAGTGTAACGAGGCGAAGCTCCGCGGGGGTACCTACCAGGTCGCCTTCCAGACGAAGAACCTCAACATGTGGGTGAACGCTCCGGACGTGTGGATCTCCGACGAGGACGTCAAGGAGAACAACGCGAACTTCGACCTGGACGAGCTTCTGGGAGCGGAGTGCTACGTCGGCCTGGACCTCGCGTCCAAGAGCGACATCTCGGCGGTCTGCCTCTTCTTTCCGGCCTTCAAGGTGGCCCGCTTTTTCTTCGTGGTTCCGGAGGCAAAGGTCGAGGAGCTGAAGGACCGGGTGGACTATCGCCTTTGGGCGGCCGAGGGCTGGCTGACGGTCACCCCCGGCAAGGTCCTCGACGAGGACTGGTTCGTGGACTTCTTGCTGCAGCAGCTCGAGCCCTACGACGTGAAGAAGGTGAGCTACGACCCTTGGGCGATGTGGAACATCGTCCCGAAGCTCAGCAAGTACCAGGACGAACTGCTCGCCGCTCAGCAGAGCATCCGTTATATGAGCGTACCGGCGAAGTGGGTCCAGACCGAGGTGCTGCAGCACCGGCTGAACTTCCTGGGCAATCCCGTCATCCGGTGGATGTTCCGGAACGTGGTGATCTATACCGACCCCAATGCCAACATCAAGCTGGACAAGGCCCGCAGTCGTAACAAGATAGATGGAGTTGTGGCGCTTGCCGATGCCGTCTTTGGCTGGCTGGACGAGACCGGCGGCGAGACTAAGGAAATCTATAAGGAGCACACGCTCCGTGTCATTTCAATGAACGACTGATATGGAAGACTTGAAGCGAATGGTGACCAGGAGCGGCTTCTCGGAGGTGTTCTGGGAGCGCATCCAGGCTGACCGCCGGAAGGGCGGGAGGCTCACTTTCCGGGCCTGCTACGCGCAGATGGAGCTGGAGTACGAGGCGGAGTACGGTGAGCCCAAATACCCTTCTTACGAGGCCTTCCGAAAGGCCCGCGAAAGAATGTCAAGGCATAGATAAACAACGGGACAAATGTCCCGTCCGGAAGCGACCTTGTGCCATATCTTTGCACAAAGATCGCTTCTATGCCTCTGTTTACCCGCATAAGCAAATGGATGGCATCACGTAGAAGTGATGCTACCGTAACGGTGGCCCCCGACAGCATTGTCGGGACGGCCGCCCCTTTCGGCGTATCCGTCAACAACCAGGCCGCGCTCAAGATTACCGCCCTGTATGCCGGTATTCGCATCCGGTCCGAGAATATCGCATCCTTCCCCAAGTACGTCAAGAAGCGCACGTCGGAAGGCCTCGTCGATGCGTTCTACCATCCCGCCTTCCGTGTCATCAACATCCGGCCGAACTCCTATACGGACAAGTTCGACTTCTGGAACGTGATCAACACCTGGCTGGACGGGTGGGGAAACGCCTACGCATACATCGAGCGCGACGGCGCCGGCACCCCTATCGCCCTCCATCAGATCCACCCGTCCTGGGTCACCGGTATCACCCTCGTGCAGGGGAAGTATAAGTGGTACCGGGTCCAGTGCCCCGACCCCAATCGGTCCTGGCTCACCGGGATCTGGCCGGACGAGGACATGCTCCACTTCATGCTCGTCACCCTTGACGGCATCAAGGGCGTGAACCCGGTCATCTACAACGCGCTCGCGCTCGGCAAGTCCCTCGCTACTGAGAAGTTCGCTTCCGAGTTCTACGAGCGTGGCGGCAATCTGAAGGCGGTCCTGGAGACGGAAGGCAACCTGGGCGATAAGGAGTACGAGACCTTCATGAAGCACTTCAAGCTGAGTGCCCGCAACTTCGACACCCCGCTCCTGGAGTACGGCGTCAAGTACAAGCAGCTCTCCGTCAATCCTGTCGCCGCGGCTCTCATCCAGTCGGAGACCCTTTCCATCCAGGACGTCTGCCGCATCATCAACATCCCGCCCCACATGGTCGCGGAGCTCTCCCACGCGACCTTCAGCAATATCGAGCACCAGACTATTCAGTTCGTCCAGTATTCCCTCCGGCCGACCGTCAAGCGGCTGGAGGATGAGCTGGAGCGGAAGCTCTTCTTCGACGACGAGCTCGGTGTGTTCAGCGTAAAGTTTGGCCTCGACGGTCTGCTTCGCGGTGACACCCAGGCCCGCAGCGCTTACTATCACAACGCCATCCTCGACGGCTACATGAGCCGGAACGAGGTGCGCGAGCTGGAAGGCCTGCAGCGGAAGGAGGGCCTGGACGATATGCTGTACCCGCTGAACACCGGCGTGGTGGGGCAGACCGAGGGAGAAGACAGTTAATGCTATGGACAAGATTTTAGTCAGGGCCTTCGTGCCCGAGATCCGCAAGAAGAACACCGACACCCGCACGGTGACCTTCGTCGCGTCTGACGGGTCGCGTGACAGCGCCCACACCGTCCTCAACCAGGCTGGGTGGGACCTCAAGCGCTTCAACGCGAACCCCGTCATCGGCTACAACCACGAGGTCTACGGCGCCTGGGACACCAAGGACGTGGACTTCGTCATCGGAAAGGGCCGCGCCTACGTCGAGGACAACACCCTCCTGGTGGACATCACCTTCGAGCCCAAGGAAATCAACGAGCTCGCCGAGAAGGTCTACCAGAAGATTCTCTTCGGTTCCCTGAACGCCGTGTCCGTCGGCTTCCTCCCCATCGGGAAGGGCGCCTGGGGCAAGGGCGAGGAAGGCCCGGGCGAGGAGCGCGAGACCTACTACTATGCCGGTCAGGAACTGCTGGAAATCTCCGTCGTCAACATCCCCGCGAACGCGAACGCCACCCGCAAGGGCGAGGATCGCGCGGCCGAGGAGCTGGAGGCCCTTCGCAAGGAGGCCGAGAAGCAGCCCGAGGACCCCAAGGACGACGGTGAGGACCGCGCCGCGGCTTTCGCTGCTGTCGAGCAGCGTGCACAGATCGTAATGGCAGCGTCGGCTGCTAATGTATAACCCAAACCCCCAAACAACTATGCGCAAAATCGCAGACATCCGCAAGGATCTCAAGGCCCAGGTCGAAGCCGTCCGGGCCATGGATGCTACGGCCGACAAGGCTGCCTATGACGCCGCCGTGCAGAAGGCCGTAGACCTCACCACTGAGTTGGACTCCGCGACCAAGATCGAGGCAGCCCAGCAGAGACTCGCTGAAAAGCAGTTCGCCCAGCTGGAGCAGGACGCCCAGCGTTCCTTCTCCATCGTCAAGTTCCTCCGTGAGGCCTCCGAGGGCAAGCTCACCGGCCTCGAGGCTGACGTCGCCGAGATGGGCGCCAAGGAGTACGAGCGTCTTGGTCTGACCAAGAAGGGCTTCGTCCTCCCGTCCGCCGCTCTCCGTGCCAGCGCCGGCCAGAACTACACCACCAACGCTGACGGCGGCTACGCCAAGTCCGAGATGGCTCCGCGCTACATCGACGGCCTGAAGGAGCGTATGGCGGTCGTCAAGCTCGGCGCCACCGTGCTGAGCGACCTCGTCGGTTCCCTCCCGCTGGTGGGCGCCGGCAGCATGACCGCGCAGTGGCTCGCGGAAGGCGCCACCGCCTCCGTCTCCAAGGCCACCTTCGCCCGCGTCACGATGACCCCGCACCGCAACGCCATCATCGGCGCGTTCTCCAAGGACCTGCTCCGTCAGACCTCCATCGACGTCGAGCAGATCGTGTGGAACAAGATCCAGCAGGCCCACGCCGAACTCCTGGAGTCCGCGGCGATCGCCGGCACCGGTTCCAGCAACCAGCCCACCGGTATCCTCAGCACCAGCGGCATCGGCTCCGTGGCCATCGGTACCAACGGCGGCCCCATCACCTGGGCCAAGGTCGTGGAGCTCGAGACCAAGGTCAATGCCGCCAACGGCAACCGTGGCAAGCTCGCCTACCTGACCAACGCCAAGGTCATCGGCGACCTGAAGACCATCGAGCGTGCCAGCAACACCGCCCGCTTCCTGCTGGAGGGCGACCGGATCAACGGCTACCCGATCGAGTGGACCAACCTCGTTCCGTCGAACCTCACCAAGGGCACCAGCTCTTCGAAGTGCTCCGCGATGGTCTTCGGTAACTTCGAGGACCTCTATATCGGTCACTGGGGAGGAATTGACGTGGTCGTCGACCCGTTCACCCTCGCCGAGAATGGTGACGTCCGTATCGTCCTCAACAGCTGGGACGACTGCGTGGTCGCCGAGCCGAAGAGCTTCGCCGCCGTCGTTGACCTCACCACCAACGCCTAAACGACTGAACCATGACCGAGAGAACCTTTGTCGGTATGTCTGCGAATGGGCTCCTGCAGGAGTTCAAGCGCCACATCCGTATGACCAGCGACGACCTTGATGCGGAGTTGTATCAGAAGATGCTGGCTGCCGTGTATCACGCGGAGCACCATATCGGCAAGGTCATTCTCCGGTCTGAGTTCGTCGTTACGGTTCCATTCGCTTCTTCCCTGACCCTCAAGGTTCCCGATCCCGTGGTCGAGAGCCTTGAGGTGGACGGGGAACCCGTCACGGACTACAGCGTGAAGGGAAGGGTCCTCCATGTGGAGGGCGAGGGCGCCCAGATGACGGTCACCTACGAGGCCGGCTATGAGTGCATTCCCCCCGATATGAAGGCCGCGATCCTGCTGCACGCTGCGAGCTTGTTCAACAACCCGACGGACAGTGTGGAGGTGCTGACGAAGGCCTCCCAGAATCTGCTCCGTCCCTACCGGAGCTGGGGGATGGATAATGGAGATCAGGAATAACATCGGTGAGCTGGATACCCTCATCACCGTGCAGGCTGTTACGCAGTCTCTCGGCGACAGGGGGCAGAGGACGGTGTCCGTGACGAAGTACGCGGACGTCTATGCCAAGTTGGACCGCAGGGTGAACGAGTCCGTCGATGACGGCAACCTTGAGTCCGGGGAGGTCATTGACGTCCTGATGTACAAAATCAAGGCTCTCACGAGCCGGTGGCGCCTTCTCATCTCCGGGGTTCCGTATGAAATCCTGTCCATCGACCCGATTGACCGATTCTCACCGCTCAACATCCTCACCGTAAAGACCATCCAGAAGTGATTGCTGCAAAAGTCGAAATAAACGGACTCGACGATGTGCTCCGGACCTTGGAAGCGGCGCCCAAAGAGATGCGGGCCGTCGCTCGGAAGTCCTTTGGCAAGGCGTCGAGCACGACTGCGCGACGGGTGAAGCAGAAGACTCCGACCCGCTGGCGTGGCCTTGTCGGCTATCGCGTGGCGATTGACCGGAGGACTGGTAGAATCCAGGCGAGGATGGGTTACTACAACGCGAAGACGGCGAAGGGGAAACAACCCAAGAACGTCGACCGTGCCTTCGACTGGTACAAAGCCTATTGGATCAACTACGGGACACTCTCCAGGCGAGACCCCCGTCATGTGTTCAAGTTCCCCGTAAAACCGGAAACGTGGGCTATTACCAAACGGCGGAAGACCAAGAACGGAATAACCGCCAGGCACTTCTTTGAGAAGGCGAGGCAAGGCTGGGAGGACATCTTCCTCTCCGCTTTCCGCGCAGCTTTCGACGCCAACTATGAAAAAGCCCTTGGGAAATGATTGAATCCATCGGAATAATGCTCACGGACGTGTGCAAGGACATCATCCCGTTCTACCTTTCCGAGGCGGAAACGGAGTCATATCCCTACGCCGTTTATGAGTACAGCCCGCAGATCTTCCGGACCAAGGAGGACATCTACAAGATTACGGCGGACGCCTATGTCCGCGTGTATTCCGAGGATGCCGAAGAGGCGGAGAGCAAGGCGGACGCGCTGAAGGTCGCCCTGGACTCCTACGAGGATTCGGTCGAGAACGATGGCCGTTACGTCGTCCGGCACCAAGCCACTACGGAGACGTGCATCGAAGGCGTATGGCAAGTTGAACTACTGTATTTTGTCAAACAAATTAGATAACTATCAAAATGGTTGAAGGTTATAACATCTCCCTCACTATTGGTGGCAAAACGGTCCTTGGCCGTACGCAGGAAGACCTGAACATCTCCGCTGTGACCAAGAGCTCCATCACCAAGGACGACAACGGAGTCCAGAACGAGTCCGTCGTCCGTCACGACGTCACCTTCCGGGTGACCGCCCTCTTGAGCATTGGCACCTCCGGCACGGCTACCAAGCTGGACCGCGACGATGTTATCGAGAAGGCCCTCCTGACCGGTGACTCCGCTATCGTCGCCGTCCAGTATCTCTGCGCCGGTGGCGACACCTATGGCGGGAACGCCGTTATCACGGGCTATTCCGAGTCCTCCTCGGCTGACCCTGACAGCGACACGACCCTGACTCTCGATCTCAAAATCACCGGCGCGTTCAGCAAGGTAACCCAGTCGACCCCTTAACAATGGACCGGATTGAGTTAATCGACGGACGTTCATTTCGGGTGGAGGTCAACTGGAATGCGATTGTCGCTTTCCTGGAGGCCTCCGGCCGGGATGACGTTCGTGAGCTTGCGAACTTCGCAGCGCTGAAACCTTCCGACCTTGCGGGGCTCCTGGCCGCGTCTATCAACGAGGGTGCAAGGCTTGACGGGGAATCCGTCCACTTCACCGCGGCGGAGATTGGTGCGCTTGTGGACATCGGCGTCATGGCCAAGTTCATCGCCATCTTCTCCCACCAGACGCAACCCAAGGGCATCAAGGAGGAGGAAGCAAAAAAAAAGTAACTGACGAACCACCGGAACCGTTAAGCATCGGGACGGTAAGGGGCTGGGCCTTCGGGCTCCTGGGAATGTCCAAGAAGGAGTTCCTGGAGATGAGGCCGGGAGAGTTTTGGGAGGCGATGAACGCCTACAACATCCAATTCCTGGCCCAGCAGAAGCACCAAGGCGAGCTCATCCGTGGCGCAGTCTTACGCCTGTGGAACGTACAGGTGAACAAGAAGGACCGCATCCTCGACCCCAGAAAGTTTTGGCCGATGCCCTGGGACGAGATGCAGGTCGGAGATTCCGAACTGAAACGCCTGGCCGGTTTGAGTGAGGCGGAGAAGATGGAAGAGGCAAACAAATTCTTTTCAAAGATAAACAATGGCAAGGTCTAACAATTTCCAGGTTCGAGTCACCGGAGACACCACGAAGTTCGACGCCGCGATGAGCAAGGCGGAGCGCGAGCTTCGTGACTTTGGCCAGGCAGCCCGGTCTGCGTTCGCCTTGGTCGGAATAACTTCCTTCACCGCCGCCTTCGCGTCCGCCGCGAAGACCATCGCGGATTTCGAGCGGGCCAACAGCGAGCTCGCCGCCGTCCTCGGGACGAACCTGAAGGGAATCGAAGACCTTACCCAGTCGGCGAAGGAGCTGGGCCGTACCTCGGAGTTCACGGCCAGCGAGGTCACGCAGTTGCAGATCGCGCTATCCCGCCTCGGCTTCGACTCCACCCAAATCAAGCAGATGCAGGGCTCGGTCCTGAACTTCGCCCTCGCCATGAACACGGACCTTGCGAGCGCCGCAGACTTCACGGGCGCCTCGCTCCGTGCATTCGGTTTGGAGGCGAGCGAAACCGGCCACCTGCTGGACGTGATGAGCGCGTCCACCACGAACTCCGCCCTGGATTTCACCAAGCTCCAGGCGTCCATTTCCGTCGTCGCTCCTATTGCCAAGTCCTTCGGGCTTGACGTTGAAGAGACAGCCGCCTTCCTTGGTGTCCTTGCTAACAACGGTTTCGACGCATCCTCCGCGGCGACCGCCCTCCGGAACATCCTGCTCAACCTCGCAGACTCGAACGGTAAGCTGTCGCAGGGCATCGGCCATTCGGCAAAGTCGTTCGATGAAATCATCGAGGCCTTTAAGGAATTGAGCGCCCGCGGCATCAAGGTCGACGAGGTCCTCGCCATGACCGACAAGCGTTCAGCCGCAGCCGCCACGACAATCATCACGCAGGCGGAGGCCGTGCAGTCCCTGAAGGACAAGCTGGACGAAGCGAACGGCTCCCTGGACAAGATGGCAGAAACGATGAGCGACAACCTTCTCGGTGCCACGAAGGGACTCTCGTCTGCATGGGAAGGGCTCATCCTTTCTTTCGAGAACTCCAAGGGCCCGATGAAGGACGTCGTCAACGGCCTCACGTCCATCCTGAACCGGATGACCGACATCATGAACGGCTCCGAGGCAAAGTGGTACGAGGCCCTTCTTGGACCAGTCTTCGGTACCTGGATTTATAACCGCAACAAGAAAGGAAGCCCTCTCGATGGTGGCGCCGGTTATGCCGGTGGCGGTATGGGAGGCGGGTCCCGTCCTGAAGGTGGCGCAGGCGCAGGAGCAGCCGCTGACGTGGCGAGCTACGCCGGGAAGGAGCTCACCAAGGCAGAGCTGAAGGCTCTCGAAAAGGAACGGGAGAAGGCAAGGAAAGAAATCGACGAGATGCTTGTTGCGCTTGACAAACGTCTCGCAGACAGCGACCGGCTTTCCGTGTTCAACAACATCCCGAAGGTGAACGACATCCAGGCTTTCACCGGGATGGGCGGCCTTGCAACTATCGCGGACGATTTCAAGCAGCGCCTCACCGCAGAGCTCGGGGACATCACCGTCTACGTCGGCATCGAGGCCGACACGCAAAAGGTCTTCGACGTCACGAACGAGATTAACTCCCTGATTGAGTCCTCGGTCATCCGGTCTTCGGAGCTCATCGGCGACCTCCTCGGCACCCTTGCCGGAGGCGGAGCCGCCTGGGGCGACTTCAAGA